TCACTTGTTAGCTATTCGATTGATATTTGCGACAATCATTATGATGAATATTGCGGCGAACACAACAAACACAAATGTCGGATTGATCCAGTCGGCCGCAACCGCTACGACGAGGAATATCATCAACCCCACAACGATAACCCCTCCGACCGTGAGCTGCATATCTTTTCGGTCCTTCTCGTGCTGCGCTTTCAACTTCTCGGTCTCTGATCGGAGGCGCACGATCTCCGCATCGCGGCGTGCTACCTCGGCCATTTGCCGGGATATTTCCTTTTGCGCATTCTCCAGCGCACGCGCATACTGGGTCTTCAGTCGTTCGATCTCCGCCGCCATGCCGTTGATCCCGCTGTCAGCCGTTCTTCGGCTCCTTCTACGCGTTTTACCCGGGTTAGCGATATCATTGTAGGCTTCGTTCACCCGTTTGATCAGATCGTCGAAAAATGGGTCTCCGTCGTGTTTGTCCGGATGGAGCTTGCTGACGTACATTTTGTACGCCTTCTTCACCTCTTCCAGGGTCGCATCCGGTGTCAGCCCCAATATTTCGTACGGGTCCGTCATTTTACAGTTGTCGGCGGTTCAGCTTTCCTTTGACCAAAAATATCTTCAGTACGTCGTTGCGCGGGACAATCGTGTCGCCGGCATACTTCGGGTTTGTCGCCCGAAGTATGAAGTTTTGCCGGTCCTCCGACAAATATACGTTTTTTATCGTTCGGAGATTATCGCAGGCGGCATTCGTGATGACGAGATACGGCTCGCCCCAAAGCATCGAATCGACATTGCGAATCTCTCGGACGAGAATCACCTCTCCGGGGTAGAAGTCCGGGACCATGCTGTCGCCGTATACGGGGAATGCGGCGTCGCAGTCGTTCAGTGGCGGAAAGTTGATATAGTATTGCACCTCTTCGCGCACGTCGTGAAACGACTCCGTTATGGATGCCGTCACATCCATGTCATAATAAGGTATTCCCTTCCCGTCTGACGCATTATTCTCCGATTTAGTCATCTCTCCTCGTCCGGTTAGAATCCAATCCGGACTTGTGTCGAAGTATTTTGCAAGTAATTCTATTGTGCTGCTGCTTGGCTTTGCCGTTGAATTATTGATAATTCGGCTCATTGTCGCCTGCGACACACCTGTATGCATCGAAACAATATAAGGAGTAACGCCTTTATATTCAAGCAGTTTTTTTATTCTTTCACCTATACCCATAAAAATAATTGCATTTTACTTGCATAATGCTTGCATTATACTTATATTTGCAATGTGAACGCAACCGATACCGCAAAGATACGGCGACGGTTCACGGCTTGAAATAGCAAATATATATAAATTTTTGAGAACAGATGAAATATCCGCAATCGAAATCATTCAACAAGGGCCTGCGAGAGGTGGCATACGGCAAGCACAAGGAGCTGAAGGCGGCTCTGATGAAAGCAATCGGAATCGCCTCCGAGCCGATATGGCGCAAGTACCGTGACGGCCAGACGAAATACCTCGACGTAGACGTCGCCCGTCGTATCGAAGAGACGTTTGCCGCATTCGGCGTGAAGAATCCCTGGGGAGAGTAGCCATGAAGACGGATTCCATACTCTCAAAGGCCGAGGCGCGCGTATCTCGTGGATACGTGGAGGGGTTGAGCGGCAAGGAGATCGCCGACCGTCTCTGCATATCGTACAACACGGTGATCCGCCACACGCAGAACATCTACGAGAAGATCGGCCGGCACTCCATTCACGGGCTGGTGGCGTGGTGGTTCTGCACGAACTTCGACATTGAGCTGAATGAAGTAATCCGTCGCATCGGGGCCGCCTGCCTGCTGGGTTTGTTCTGTGCCTACACCTTCGGAGGCGGGGAGTTTGAGCGAACGGCACGCCGGGCACGACGCAGTCGTCGGGAAGTTGAATATGTAATCGGAGGACAGGATTATGATAGCATTGAATTCGACGAATGACATACTTGCCGAGAATATGGCACTGAAGGAGCAGCTTGACCGGGCCCTTCGGATCATGGCGAACCATCCGCTTACGGTAGCCGAAACGTGCGAGGCGTTGAAGATCAACCGAGACACCGTGAGAGACTATCTGAAACGTGGGATCCTGCGACGGCATCCGAAGTCCACCAGCGGCCGGGTTTTGATATTCGGCGACGAGGTGGTGACGCACACGAAAAAGGATCTGCGCCGGATCAAGAGATGCAAGAAATGGGGAATCAATCCAGACACGATATGACAATGACAGAACGCTGGCCCTATCATGGGGTCGAATTCCAGGTCTACGACCTGACGCCGGAGGAGGCATACCGGCAGAGCCTCCGGGACTATATGACCAGCCGCAAAGGCATCATCAAATGCGCGATCAAGTGGTGGTTGGGGATGAAGTAAAACGGCAGGGTGTGTGGCAGAATAGGATATTGCCGATAAGCTGTGGGTAAAGCCGAAAGTACGACAAAGGTACCATCAATGGACAGCGTACCCTGAAGGTGGTAGATGTGCAAACAGAACACAGCTTGTCGAAAACATTGGGGACGCTCGATGTTTGCCGGTTCGAATCCGGCCACACCCTCAAATAGCCACCCGAAGAGGTGAGGGGTCTATCGCTGGCAATAACCCCACAGCAAAGCGATGCGGCAGTCGGAGCCGACACCATTCCGACCAACGCTGGCGACGTACACGCTGGGCGTGCGGACGCTTTGAAGATTCCGCCGCGAGTAAGCAAATAGCCGAAATGCGCGAATGACCGGCACGGGTTCCGAAGCTGCGATGATATGAGCGGTTAGGACCACCGGGAGAAATTGACAATACTATTATACCCGGTGTGGCTTGACCGCCTATCCGGGTGCAAACCAAAACTACAAGGATATGGTACGAAACCCACAACGCGAGATCCTCGCCTACCTGCTGGGTGGGGGTAGGCTGACGGTACAGAAGGCATCGAGGCTGTTCGAGACTACCGAGCTGCGGAAGATCGTCAGCCGGCTGCGACGCCGCGGGCAGCCGATCGATGACGTCATGCACTACGATACGACACGGACCGGAAGACGGGTACAGTTCAAGGAATACTTCATGAGGGATTCCGGCTCCCGTAAATAGCCGGACACACATCAGCTTTATATGTTATTTATCCCGCCGCCATCCGTGAGGCCCGCGGCGATTCCGCCCCAATCATGCCCGACGGGGCGCAGGGGCGGTTTGGAGGGTTGGCAGAGTGGCTGAATGCACCTCACCGCTAACGAGGCAGGCGGCAACGCCTCGGGGGTTCGAATCCCTCACCCTCCGCAAACCCTTTTGGATTGGTGTTGGCAAGTAGGACGACGATGACGTATGGGATTTACGCATTAGGATATGCGGTGGCAAAGCGGAAAAGACGCTTGACTTCATCGGACAGATAACGCGAAAGCCAATGACGGCCCGGAAAGACGGGCATTCTGACCCTTGGTGTAACGGTAGCACCGCAGACTTTGGTTCTGCTGGCCCCGGTTCGAATCCGGGAGGGTCAACAACTCAAATCAACAGACTATGGACGCATACAAGAACAAGCGCGGCGAGCAGTTGAAGCCGCTGAATGTGGGGCCGCGGACGTGGCTCCTGGTATCACCCGACAAGGCAACGAAGTAACGCGCCGACAAGTTCAAGCGCGACTGCGAACGGTCGCAACGGCTGGCAAAGAATATCCGGTAGTATGGAGGCGCAGAGAATCCTATTCGACATTGACGAACACGTCGCGGAAGCTGCTACCAGTAGAAGCCGGCAGCAGGTCTTCGAGGATTACGACGGGTTTGTCGAGAAGTTCAAACCGAAGAAGACAACGGATGATTGCTACACTCCGCCTGCAGTATATGACGCAATACTGGGATGGCTTCAGGAGAACGTCGACATTGAAGGTCGGGAGATCGTTCGCCCGTTCTATCCGGGATGCGATTTTGAGCGGTTCGAATATCCTGAAGGTTGCGTGGTTGTCGATAATCCGCCGTTCTCTATCATCACGAAGATATGCCGGTGGTATATGGCGCACAAGATCGACTTCTTCCTTTTTGCACCGCACCTCACCCTTTTTAGCAATAAGGCAGAAATTGCACATATTGTCACATTTGCCCCTATCATATATGAGAACGGGGCGAACGTGAAAACGGACTTTGTAAGCAACTTATTCGGGGATATTCGTGTAATGACGGCCCCGGAATTGAGGAGTCGGATCGTTGCCGCCTGCAAATCTGAAAAGACACAGTTACCGATATACAGATATCCTAATAATGTGACATCCGCAGCGTTGCTCGGCAAAATAGCCCCTCATGTTGATTTTGTAGTCCGGTCGTCGGAATGTCGGTTTATATCGCGCCTAGATTCACAGAAAGGAGGATCGGGTATATTTGGCGGTGGCGTCTTGTTGTCCAACGCAAAGGCCGCCGAGAAAGCTGCCGCCGAGAAAGCTGCCGCCGAGAAAGCCGCCGAACGCGAATCTATCGTGTGGGAATTATCCGATCGAGAGCGGCGAATTATTGACGAGTTATCAAAATACGACGAATAATTTTGCCAATTCAAAATGAATCGCTATATTTGCCATTGCCAAACTCTCGCAAACCAAATTGCGATTACATACTGATTCTGCGATAAAGCGGGTCTTTCTTGTGGCGTAATCCTTACGGATTGCGAGAGTTTGGCGACTTAAACGAGAGAGGCTCGCCTCTTTTTTTACATACTACTTAAAAAACTTTCAGACCATGCCAAACTCTTCTGAAAGTGGAACCCGGGTACAAGGTACCCCGACCACGTCTTACACGCGGCTCTCGAAAGCCGAACTGGTTGCCATCATCAACGGCAACGTCATGAATCATCCCCTCTCCTTCGAGGAGTTCTACCGCTGCGCTATTGCGGCCGTTTCGAAATGGTGCCACCAGGTTCGGAACAGCAATTTCGCCTGCACCGACGGCGTCAAGTCGACGCTCGACAGCCTGCATCACATCTACAAGAATCTCTGACTATGGCAAGCCTCGTAACCTTGCTGCTGTGTCTGGGAGCCATCGCAGCGGTGTTCGGGATTGTGCTATCCGACACCCGCATCTACAACGCCGTGGATGCCATTCTCAACAACATCTTCGAAAAATTCGACTGACCATGAACACGCATATTCAACCTGCCGAATCGCTCGGGTACTATCCCAGCGAGTACATCACGGGCCGCGAATCGAATATCCCGAGACCGACGGCCGAGGTCTGCCTGAAGCCCGAATTCATCGGCCAGTTCTGGCGCGAGGCGGTGAAGGCGATCGACAAAAAGTCGGACAGCGACCAGGGCGGTGTGATCTACACCAGCGACGAGATCGGGGTATTTCTCGGTCCGTGGGACATCGACATCCGGCACAACTGCAAGAGGACGGAGAAGCGTGGCGGCGACAGCTATATGGGAATCTGGGAGTCGTATTCCGAACTCGAAGAGAGCTTCGAGGTAGTCGGCGCCCACGACTACGACAACGACGTCGAGCTGCACGGAGTTGTTCATCTTCTCAACAGATACTACAAGGATCACGAAAACATTTTGTTGAACCGATAAAAATCAGAATTATGGAAAACACGAACGTGAATGCCGTTGCAACGGTAGACTTCCGCAATCTTCCCGACCTCTCGAAGGCCGAGCCCGAACCGATCGAAATGTCGGGTGAATACTGGACGCCCGAGAAGGAGGGCGAGACCCGCCGCCTGTTCTTCGTGGGTTTGAACATGGAGAACGTAGTCGAAATGGAGACAGGAGAAACCCGCGAGCTGCTGGTGGCTCAGTTTGCCGAGCATGTCAACGGGGATCTTCGCGCCGTTCGCAACGGATCGCGCCGCCTGGTGGGGATCTTCGAGTCGTTCCAGGCATCGATCAAACCGGGCGATGCTTTCGAGATCACCTACCTGGGCAAGAAGAAGAACTCGACGAACAGCTACAAGTCCGACAACTGGAGCGTAAAGCGACTTGTCATCAAGAAATAGCCATGGAGGTAGGGTTTCAGACATACGATCTTTCCGAGGCGTCTGTAACGGGCGAGGAACTTTGCCCGTTACAGTTCGACCGGACGGAGTACACGCCCTTTGAGGAGTTCATCCACCGTATCGACAACCTCCCCGAGAAACCGCGCCGCGTATACAACTATGCGCTGGCGGTGAACGGAAGGGTAGCCAACGATCGGATGGAGACCTACCTCAAAGCAGCGGGAGAAAGCTCCTCTCTGCTGAAGGATGCGTTGAAATCCCCGCGTCACTATCTGATCGCCCGCAATGAGGAGATCGCTCCGAGAGACGGCAAGCACTTCGAACTGGGAACATTCGCACATGAGGCGATCCTCGAACCCAGGCGTTTCGAGCAGGTCGTGGTGAAACCCAAGGCCGACCGGGGAACCATCCGAGGTTGTGTCGATCTGATCCGATTCTATATGGATCTGCTGAATGAGCCCCAGGTGGATATAGACCCGTCGTGGAAACTTCCGACGCTGAAGGCTATGGCCTCGGACAAGGAGGAGCAATGTCAAAAGGCAGGGTACACCCTGATCGACCGCACGTATTACGACATCATCCGGGCCATGAAGGTATCGTTCAACACATACGGCGGCGGGATCCTTCCGCGGATCATGCCCTACGTGAAGACCGAAACCTCGATGTATGGCAAGGATTCGTCGACTGGACTCAAAGTGAAGATTCGACCCGACGGGATGCTCCTGGAGGAGAACTTCGGCGTGAATGCCGTTCTCTCGGTGAAGACCACCAACGCGACATCCGTCGAGGCGTTCATGCGCGACTGCGCGAAGTACCGCTACGAACTGGCCGAGGGGATGTATCTGAAGGTCGCCAGCGAGATCACGGGCCGAGAGTTCACCGCCACGCTGATGGTCATGGCGCAGACGGTGCTGCCGTACCAGGTAGCGGTCTTCTACTGGGATGCCGAGGATCTGCAGGTCGGCAAGTATAAGTACGCGCAGGCGCTCGACATCGTGAAGCAATGCCAGGAGACCGACACGTGGCCGGGATTCGATGCCAAGGCCGAAGAGGGCGCACATGGTATTATCCAATGCAAGTTGCCCGGATACATCAAGGCGGAGTTGCTTCCGCAATATCTTTCCGAATAACAAAATCACAACATCATGATTGATCTTAAAAACTATGTTCCGGAACATCCGGAATTCAAACTGCCGAAAAACACATCATTCCCGAAGGTGATCTTCGAGGGAGCCAAGAACATGGACGAAGTCCGCAAGCAGCTGTCGGGTAAGTTCATCGCCGAGTGAGACTCCGTGACGGCCACCGCTGCCAGATTTGCGGCAGAAGCTATTCGCTGGAAGTGCACCACACGACATATTATGACGAAAACGGCGTGTCGATCGTGGGCCGGGAAGCGGAGTTCACGGACAAACTGATCACTCTCTGCGAGGAGTGTCACCGAAAAGTACATCGAAAATGACATGGCAAGACCCAACAAGACAGGATTAGATTATTTCCCGTTGGATGTTGACTTCTTTGCCGATGAAAAGATCGCAGCCATATCCGGAGAATTTGGGATCAAGGGCGAAATCACGGTCATCAAGCTGCTTTGTGCGGTATACCGGAACGGATACTTCATACTGTGGAATGAGCCGCTGAAATACAAACTGCTCCGTGATCTCCCGGGTGTGAGTCCTGAATTGATCGACCAAATTGTAAACCGCTTGGTCAGGTGGGGATTCTTCGACGAATCCCTGTTTGACTCGGTGAAGGTTCTGACGAGTCGAGGCATTCAGAAGCGATTCTTCTCCATAACCCGCAGACGCGGATTACCGCATGACGCAAAGTATCTGTTAGCAGAAAATGGGTGCACCGGAGTTATTGACGACAATAACACATCCGCAGCTGAATTATTGTCGACAAAAACCCCACAAAGTAAAGTAAAGAAAAGAATAATATCTTCTACGACTACTACCGCGCGCGAGGATTTGGACGATTCCGAGGATTCGGTAAATGACTTTTCGTCAAACTCCGAAAAAGGTTGCGCGGAAAAAGTCCCCCCGCAGGCGCCGCCAGGGACATACTCGCTGGTGCCTATCGGCGAGCTGGCCGAGTGGATGAAGTCCGAAACGGTATGGATCGAGCAGCTTTGCATCAACCGTCACCTGGATCCCGAGTACATAAAGCGCAAGATCGACGAGTTCGCGGCGCATTGCGCCAACAACGGTGAGACGGCCAAGGACAAGGGAGACTGCAAACGGCACTTCAATAACTGGCTGCGAAAGGTAGAACAGCAACCGAACAACTACACAAATGGCAAACGAACTTACAACAAGACAGAACCCCCAAGCGCCGACGAGCTTGACCGCGCCATTGCGGAGGGATTCGCTCGCGCTCACACTCGCCAAGAATGGGAGCAGTGAGGTGTCCGTATTCGGATCGACGCCTGCCACGGTGATGCAGATCAGGCAGAGCGTGCACAAGCTGTCCGTGGCATTCCCGCAGATGAGCCAGGATTTCTTCAACCTGCTGGTCGAGCGCATTGCCAAGACGAATATGTCGTCCCAGCGGCTCGAATACGCCGTGAATCGGGTGCTCGACACGTTCACGTACAAGCAGCTCACGATAGCCGACATTTTGAGCATCGACGTCCGGTGCCGGGTGTTGTCCTATGCGGAAATGTGCAACGAGGCAGCGCGCTACAATGTTTCCACCGATGCCTACGCGCCGGTCCGCATCGGAGGGTCCGACAAGCCAGGCTGGGTGTTGAAGGTAGACAAGGCACGATACAATATCCCCGACGAGCTATGAAGTACATCGGAATAGACCCAGGGAAGGAGACGGGGTTCGCGGTGTGGGATCACGACGCGAAGTATCTGGCCGAGGTGGACACGATGTCCATCACGCAGGCCATGGAGAAGGTGCGGATGATGGCCGACATACTCGGCCGTGAAAACATCCGGATGTATATCGAGGACGCCCGGAAAAGGATATGGTTCGGGAACACCGGACGTGAGAGGTTGAAGGGCGCCGGGAGCATCTGCCGGGACAGCACGATATGGGACGACTTCTGCAAGGAGCTGGGCGTGGAGTATGTCATGGTTGACCCGAGGTACAACACGACGAAATTGAAGGCTGCTCAGTTCAAGGCAATCACGGGATGGCAGGGTAGGACATCGGAACACGCAAGAGACGCCGCGTGCCTTGTTTTTGGGCGGTAAATTTCGACGATCTATCCAGGCGTGGATAGTTTATCTACTTTGATGAAATAATCGAAAATATGACCCCCAAAGAATTTTTCGACAAAGTATCCCGGATGCGCAAGGCGCAGAAGGAGTATTTCCGCACACGGTCGGGCCGGGCGCTCTCCGACAGCAAGAGGCTGGAGAAGGAGATCGACGATGAGATCGAGCGGGTGAACAAAGTGATGGAAGCGAAGAATAACCCGAAAATGGAATTTTGACATGGCAACTGAACTTCTTTACATAGATCTGTTCTGCGGGGCCGGAGGCACCTCGACGGGCGTCGAGCGGGCACGCCTCGATGGGCGGAAGTGCGCCCGGGTGATTGCCTGCGTGAACCACGACGCGAACGCGATCCTGTCGCACGCGGCCAACCATCCGCACACCCGACACTTCACCGAGGACATCCGCACGCTCGACCTCGGGCCCCTGAAGATGCACACGACCGTCGAGCGCATGAAGAACCACGACGCGAAGGTCGTGCTCTGGGCGTCGCTCGAATGCACGAACCACTCGCGGGCCAAGGGCGGCATGTCGCGCGATGCCGACAGCCGGACGCTGGCCGAGCATCTGTTCCGCTACATCGAGGAGCTGCAGCCCGACTACATCCAGATCGAGAACGTCGTCGAGTTCATGGAGTGGGGGCCGCTTCAGGTGAAGGTCGTCCGCAACCCGGAGACCGGCGCCGAGAGCTGCCCGCTCGACATCAAGCATGACCGCAAGCGGAAACAGACGACGGTCGCTCCCGTCTGGATCCCGGATCCCGAACGGAAGGGAACCCTCTACCGCAAATGGGTAGAGGAGGTATGTGCCCGCGGCTATCGGTTCGACCATCGCGTCCTGAACTCGGCCGACTTCGGCGCCTACACCTCGCGGGTCCGCTACTTCGGGCTATTCGCCCGGGTCGGCCTGCCGATGGTGTGGCCCCAGCCGACACACGCCCGGAAACCGACGGCCGATCTGTTTGGCGGCTCGCTGAAACCCTGGCGGGCCGTGCGCGATGTGCTGGATTTCGACGACCGGGGCGAGTCGATCTTCACGCGCCGAAAGCCGCTCGTCGATGCCACGCTCGACCGGATCCACGCCGGGCTGGTGAAGTTCGTGGCCGGAGGACAGGACGCCTTCCTTGTGAAGTGGAACTCCGTGAACGGAAAGACCGGGAAATACATCGCCCCGGATCTCGATGCCCCGTGCCCGACGGTCGCCACGCAGAACCGCCTCGGTGTGGCCCGCGTGAACTTCCTGTCGAAGCAGTTCGGCGGGGATCCGCAGAGTAAGAACATCGGCGTCGATGGTCCGGCCGGGACTCTGACGACGGTCGACCATCACGCCTTTGTCTCGGCCTACTACGGCAATGGTTACAACTCGTCGATCGACAGCCCGGCGCCGACCCTCACGACGAAGGATCGCTTCCAAGTGGTGCGGCCGTTCTTTGTCAATTCCTATTCCGGCGGCGGACAGACTGGATCGGTAGACGTCCCGTGCGGTGCACTTCTGACGAATCCGAAGCAGAACCTTGTTTCCGCGAAATTCCTGCTCAATCCGCAATACCGGTCGGCCGGAGGATCTGTCGATGCTCCATGCTTCACGTTGATTGCACGGATGGACAAGCGCCCGCCGTACCTGGTGGAGGTGGAACAGGGGCAACCTGTATGGGAGATCCGTGCGGATGACACTCCGGCGATGCGGCGCATCAAGGAGTTCTGCGCGTTGTACGGTATCGTCGACGTGACGATGCGGATGCTGCGGATCTCCGAGATGAAGCGCATCCAGGGATTCGGTGACGACTACGTGCTGGTCGGCACCCAGGAGGAGCAGAAGAAGTACCTCGGCAACGCCGTGGTGACGCAGGTAGCTACGGCCATGTGCGAGGCGCTGGCCAGTGCCATCTCTGAACAAAAGACAGGTCGGGTAGCATCGTAAAACCGAAAAATCGAGTAATATGAAAATACTCTACCTGCCGCTCAAAAAGGAGTGGTATGAAATGATCGAGCGGGGCGAAAAGCCCGAAGAGTACCGGGAGGAGTCTCCGTATTGGAGACGGCGGTTGATCGAGTGTTACGGAGCCTTCGGATGGTGTAACGTGCGAGGATTTGACGGCCGGTTGTGCGGCGGTTGCTCCGTGGGGCCGATATTCAAACACTTCGATGCCGTGTGTTTTTCGTATGGCTACACCCGGTGCAGGATGATGTTCGAATGCAGGAGGATTACGATGGGACAGGGGCGTCCGGAGTGGGGCGCACCGGATCATGAAACATTCATTATCAAACTGGGAAAACGGATATGAAAACAATGACGAAGGAGCAGCTGGCAATGCTGCTCGATGGGAACGAACTCGTGGACGAAGTGGAACCATTAAAGCAGCATTGAGATGAAACGGGAGATATTGTTTCGAGGAAAAGAGATCAAGACAGGAAAGTGGATCGAGGGCGATCTGTTGCGTATGGGCGGCCATTCGTTCATATTCCCCGATCCTGCGCCGAAAGGATTCAATCAGTACGAAGTCGATCCGGAAACGGTCGGCCAGTTCACGGGCGTGAAGGACAAGAACGGGACGCGGATCTTCGAGGGGGATGTTATTGAGAGCCTCGATAGCTTTGATGGTCCAATCAGACATCGCGTCGGGTTCCGTCCCGAAAAAGGATATTTTGCTTTGTTCTTAATTAAAGGCGGAGATCCATGGGCTATTAAAGTTGGTAATCCTGATGTGGGCTATATATGTCAATCGCACATTGATAGGTGGAGCAAATACATAGTCGGCAATATCTACGACAATCCGGACCTGCTCAAAACAAAGTAAGCTATGCCAACCATTCCGAAACCATCCCGGCGGGCCTATCTGCCGCCGCGCGAAACCCAGGGCCGCCGCCTTCATGCGAACTCGGCCTTCTATCAGTCCGCACGGTGGCGCCGTCTGCGCCGGATCAAACTGAATGCCGACCCGCTCTGCGAGGAGTGCCGGCGCCGGGGGCTTGTCACGGAGGCCACGGTCGTCGATCACATCGTCCCGATCAACGAAGGCGGTGCCGCCCTCGATCTGCGCAACCTGCAGAGTCTGTGCGACGCCTGCCATAACCGGAAATCGGGCCGCGAGGCCCATAAACGAACTGCCCGCCGATGAACACCAGCGCCACGATCATCGAGGTGATCGACGAATGGATGCAGAACCTCGACGTGATGGAGACCACGCGCACAAGCTACCGGACGAAGGTCCAGCTCTGGTTCCGCTGGCTCGCGGCGCAGCGTGTCGATCCGCGATGCCCGGCCCGGCGCCACATCCTCGCCTGGAAGCAGGCCCTCGAGCAGCAGGGGCGCTCGGCCCTCACGGTCGATGGCTACGTCACGGCCGTGCGGATGTTCTACAAATACTGCGCGGCCCGCGGCTACTACTCCGACATCGGCAGCGGGGTCCGCTCGTCGGTTCGCTACCGGGGCCACCGCAAGGGACGCCTCACCTCCGAGGAGGCGGCGCGGCTGCTCGATTCGGTGGATGTCTCGACCTTCAAGGGCAAGCGCGACCGGCTGATGCTGGCGATGATGTTGTTGCTGGCGCTGCGCACGTGTGAGGTCGAGCGCGTGAATATCGACGACTTCGACTTTACGGAGGAAGGCGTGCCCGTACTCTACATCCAGCGCAAGGGGCGCCATGAGAAGGTCGAGGCGCTGGCTCTGCCCGATACGATCGTTGAACTGCTCTCGGACTTCATCTCCGTGCGCGGCGCCCGGCCGGGAGAAGCGCTCTTTGCAAGTGCCTATCCGAAGAACAGCCACCGGTTGAGGCGGACGTCGATCAGCCAGATCGTCCACCAGCGGCTGGCCGCGGTCGGGATCCGCCGGCCGAACATCACGGCGCACTCGCTGCGTCACACGTGCGCCTGCCTGATGGTCGAGTCGGGTGTCGATCTCGAGACCGTGCGCGACATGCTCGGGCATACGACCACCAACACGACGCGCATCTATGCCGAGGAGGTCCACGCCCGGATGCTGATCCGCAACACGCCGGCGAAGCTGGTCGAAAAGGCCATCGAATCGGGCCGCAGACCGGGCGGATGAAGTGTGTATATATAATTACTTCCGGGACTTTTATGATACGAAATTCGGGGCCTTCTTACGGTTTTACGGGCATCCCGACAGCGTGGGGTTAATGCACAAAGCGCCTGGCCGTGAGCGGCGCAACGGTTGGCGGCTTCGTATCCGACGACGGTCCGGAACCCCGGCCGGATTACGATCCGGAGGCGATCGGAACCGCATCGGACTGCCTGTGGGGGGGAGGGGGTCGAAATCACGGGAGGGGTGGCGCCTATCAACCGCCACCCCAGTCACGAAGACACACATCCAAAATCTGAAAATATTTTGAGTAACACGTATGGGAAGAAAACCACTGCCTGATGAGGTCAAGGCGATGCGCGGCACGCTTCGGAAATGCCGGACCTCGAAAACGGAGACGGAGACCCCGGCGCGGGGCGTCTGCAAACCCGTCACCAAAGCCACGGCGCCCTCCTGGCTGGCCGACGACGCGCGGAAGATCTTCGACCGCACGGCCCGAATGCTGATCTCCTGGAAGGTGCTCACCAAACTCGACATCCCGCTGCTGGCGGCCTACGCTGCGGCCTATGCCAACCTGAAGAGGGCTTACGCCGACATCGCCTCCGGCCCGGGATATTTCATCGAGACGAAGACCCAGAACGGAGTGTCGGTCTCGATGCATCCGTCGGCCAGGCTCTTCAAGGATTCGCTCGACGTGGTGAACAAGGTCGGGGCGCAGTTCGGCCTCTCGCCCGTGTCGCGCCGCCAGGTCGAGTCGGCCGATGCCGGCGAGCGCAAAGATGCGGCTAAGGTCACCGATCCGTTTGACCAGTTCGTGGGGCAGTCATGAGGAAGCAGTTGCATCCGGCCGAGCAGTATGCCGTGGATGTGCGCGACGGGCGCATCCCGGTGAGCCGCTATGTCCGCATGGCTGTCGAGCGTTACTTCCGCGACCGGGCCGAGGCCGTCGAGCGGGGTTGGTACTTCGACGAACGGGCCGCAGCCCGGCCGATCGACTTCATCCGCCACCTGCCGCACATCAAGGGAGAGTGGGCCGGCCGGCTGATCGAACTGGAGCCCTGGCAGCAGTTCTTCCTGTGGAACCTCTTCGGGTTCCGCCGCGCGGCGACGGGCACGCGCCGCTTCCGGGAGGCTTACCTCGAGGTGGCCCGCAAGAACGGCAAAACGACCCTTCTGGCGGGTATCGGCTGCTACATGCTCTTTGCCGACGGCGAGTCGGGGGCCGAGGTCTACTCCTGCGCCACGACGCGCGACCAGGCCCGCGAGTGTTTCGGGGCGGCACAGGAGATGGTCCGCCGCTGTTCGCTCTCGCGGCGGGCGAAGGTCTTCCGCTCGGCCGGCGGGTCGATCTCCTATGAGGCGACCGGTTCGGTTTTCAAGCCGCTGTCGTCGGACGCCAACACGCTCGACGGCAAGAACGCCTCCTGCACGATTGTCGATGAGTTCCACGCCCACAAGACCGACGAGGTCTATGCCGTCATGAAGTCGTCGATGGGCGCCCGCCGCCAGCCGCTGCTGTGCATCATCACGACTGCCGGGTTCAACCTCGCGGGGCCCTGCTTCACCTACCGGTCGAGTGCGATCAAGATGCTCGAGGGGATCTTCGAGGACGATGCGCTGCTGGCGATGATCTACACCCAGGACTCGCGCGAGGAGCTCTCGGACCCCGTGACGTGGGTGAAGTCGAACCCCTGCTTCGGGGCTTCGGTCAAGCCCGAGTTCCTCGAGGAACAGTACCACACGATGCGGACGAAGCCCGAGCAGGAGAGCGCCATCCTGACGAAGAACTTCAACCTTTGGGTGCAGGCCTCGGACATCTGGATCGCCGACGACGTCTGGTGCGCCTGCCGCTCGGAGACGCCCGTCGAGTCGCTGGCCGGGTGCGCGTGCTACGCGGGGCTCGACCTCGGGTCGGTGAACGACTTCTCGTCGCTGGTGCTGGCCTTCCACGAGAACGACCGCACGCAGCTCCTGCCCTTCTTCTGGATACCCGAAGAGAAGTACCGCACGCGGCGCGAGATGCAGCGCGAGAATGCGAACATCGACGTCTGGGTGCGGCAGGGGCTGCTGCGCGTCACGCCGGGCAACGTCACCGACTACGAGGTGATCCGCCGCGATATCGCCCGCCTGGCCGGGCAGTACGACATCCGCAAGATAGGCTACGACCGTTGGAACTCCTCGCAGTTGGTCATCGACCTGTTGAACGACGGCCTGCCGATGGACGGCTTCCAGCAGTCGATCTCGAACATCTCGCCGCCAACCAAGGAGTTCGAGCGGCTGGCCCGGTCGGGGGATTTGGAACACTACGGAAATCCGATCCTGCGGTGGATGGTCTCGAACGTGGTGGTCTACCGCGATGCGAACGATAACCTCAAGCCGGTGAAGAACCGCAGTCCGGAGAAGATCGACGGCGTGGTGGCCGCGATCGAGGCCATCGGCGAGTGGATGAGCGCACAGCGCACGCCGCCGGCCCGGTCGATCTACGAGGAACGAGGATTGCGAACCTTTTAACGAATGATATCATGAATCAGACAACGACGAATTACCAACTGGACGAGCCCACCCGGCGGTTCATCTCCGGGTCGCAGGGCTTCTACGAGCGCTACGTGAAGATGCTGGCCTACTACGAAACCAACGAACAGGCCTACGAGGCCACCGAACGGCAGTATGCCGAGGTGGTAGGGGAGCGGCGCTTCTCAAGTTTTCAGAGTTTCAAGAGTGCCTACAGCCAGTTTTGCCGGCGGAAGCGACCCCGCTCAAAATAGCATGCAGGGGCGATTTTGCAAAAAGTTAATGCCATTAACCTCCGAAAGTTAATGGCATTAACCTTTTTCCTGGAATCCGTGTCGGAACTTTGTGGTGAGCAAATCGCAAACGATGGGATTCCTACGCAACATAGTGGCACGCGCCGCCTCCTGGGCGGGCCTTCCGGTTATCGTCAGCCGGGGCGGTCTCTCCAATACGATGGGTAAGATGGAGGACGTAGACGACGATCTCGCCCTGAAGATCTCAACCGTCTGGTCGTGCGTGCGGCTGATCTCCGACTGCTTCTCTACTCTCCCGGTTCATGTCAAGGAGCGCGTCGATGACCGCCGTCGGATCCTGCGGAGCGACCATCCGGTGACGCGGCTGCTGATGAAGCCGAGCCCGAAGATGAACGGCGTCTCGCTGCGTGAGGCGCTGATGGTCTCGGCCCTGCTGCGGGGCAATGCCTACGCCTTCATCACCGAGCGCGACCGGCACGAGTATCCGACGCGCCTGGACTTCGTCCTGCCGGAGAACGTCTCGCTGTGGGAGGGTGACGACGACATCTTCTACTCGATACTCGGCAACTCGGCACGGATCCCGAGCCGCGACGTCGTGCACATCAAGGGCCTTTCGGTAAACGGCCTGCTCGGCCTCTCGCCGATCCGCCACCATGCCCGTCTGCTCGAACTGGCGAACAACTCCGTGGAGTTCGCCCGCTCGTTCTACCGCAACGGCTGCCGCACGACCGGTGTCTTCAAAAACCCGACGGAGTTGAGCGAGGAGGCGTGGAAGCGGCTCTACAAACAATTATCCGACAACTATTTCGGGGCGCAGAATGCCGGGAAACCGCTGCTGCTCGAGGGCGGTCTCGACTATTCGGCGATCACGATCCCGCCCGAGGATGCGCAGTTCATCGCCACGCGCGTTCAGTCGATCGACGAGATTGCGACCATCTTCGGTGTACCGCCCCACATGGTCGGCGACTTGAGCCACTCGACCTACTCGAACAACGAGCAGCAGAACATCGAGTTCTACAACGTGACCCTCTCGCCGTGGATCACCAAGGTCGAGGAGGAGATGAACGACAAGTTGTTCCTCGAGTCGGAGAAGGGGCGGCTCTACGTCGATATCGACGCCCGGGGGTTGCTGCGGGCCGACACGGCATCGCGCACGAACTATTACCGGCAGATGTACAACATCGGGGCGATGTCGCCGAACGAGATCCGCGCGGCGGAGGATCTCGATGCCTACGAGGGCGGCGACGACTTCTTCCGGCCGCTGAATATGGAATCTGTAAAATCACAAGGCAATGGACAAAAATAAGGACAAGGCAATCAATCGGCCGGTGATGCGCACGATGCGGATCGTAGATCTGCACGTCGAGCAGCGAGCCGACGGCCAGCCCTCCCGACGGATCGAGGGCCGCGCCGTACCGTTCAATGAGTGGAGCAACCCGATCTGGGGCGAATGGATCGAAATGATCGCCACCGGCTCCTTCGATGGGTGCGACATGTCGGACGTCATCATGTGCACGGACCACGGTACGAGCTGTGTCGATGTGCTGGCCCGCTCGCGCAACGGCGAGGGAACCCTCGGGATCCGCATCGATGACAACGGCCTCCACTTCGCATTCGACGCTCCGGACACGACCCGCGGCAACGACTTGCTGGAACTCGTCCGCCGGGGCGATATCAGGGAGTGCAGCTTCAAGTTCAAGGTGGCGGAGGACCGTTGGACGTGGCGCAGCGAGTCAAACGGGTTGGAGTACGACCAGCGCGTGGTGACGAAGATCTCGAAGCTGTACGATCTGTCGATTGTCGTCAATGGCGCCTATCCGACCACCTCGGCCGTGGCCGAACGTGCGGCAGCTGACGAACGGGAGGCAGTCGATGAACTGCGTCGGGCGGCGGCGCGTCCGTCGGAGGCAGCCATGGAACTCGCCCGCGAGCGGGTGGCCCTGTACGCCAGAATCGCAAACCATTAACCACCATACACATCATGAAGAAGACAATCAAGGAACTCAAGGAAGAGCGTGCAGCGCTGGCGGCCAAGATGTCGCAGATGCTGGATGTGGCCGAGGAGCGTGAGGCAAAGGGCTTCACCCCCGAGGAGCGGGCCCGGTATGACGGCCTGAAGAAGGAGTATGAAGCCCTCGACGAGCGTATTGCGCTGCTCGAGGAGGACGAGGCGCGTGCGGCATCGTCGGCACGCCGTGTCGGCGGTGACGATGGGAAGACGGCCGAGGAACGTGCAGCCCGGCATCAGGAGGAGCTGCGCTCGGCCTTCATCGACTACATGCGCGGCGCTGCCACCAAGGGCGACATCAAGCCCGAACTGCGTGCCGAACTGTTCACCGGTACGGCCGAGAATCAGATCATCATCCCGAAACTCGTATCGGATCAGGTCGTGCATGCTCTGAAATCGACCGGAACCTTCCTCGAGGCGATTGACCTGGTGATTACCCAGAATGCGATCCCCTACACGAAGGCCACGCTCAATACCACCGACAAGGCTCTGAAAAAACTGGCCGAGGGGAGTGCGAACACGACAGACAAGGTGCAGTTCCAGGGTGTATCGATCAGCGCCTACGACTATGTGACGCCGATCTTCCCGATTCACATCGCGCTGCTCGAAGGCACGAACGTCGATGTCGAGGCGACGATCGTCGAAGCGGTTGCCGAGTGCGTGCGCCGCGGTCTGCAGGAACTGGCTACGAAGACCGGCACCGGGTCCAACGACATCAAGGCGCTGCTCACGGCCGCAACGAAGGGCGTGACCGCCGCATCGGATACGGCCATCACCTACGACGATCTGGTCGATCTCATGTCGTCGGTAGACAACGCCTATGGCAACAGCGAGCGCGGCCGATTCATGATGAACTCGACGACGAAGGCGAAAATCATGAAGATCAAGGACGACAACGGCAATCCGATCTTCATCCGGGACGTGCAGACGGGGGATGTCTCGCACATTCTCGGCCGCCGGGTCATCGTCAACGAGTCGATGCCCGATATCGCCGCGAGCGCCAAGCCGATCGCCTTCGGCGACTTCAAGTACTACCATCTCCGCATGGTGCAGGGCATCCGCATGACGGTCTTCAAGGAGAAGTATGCCGACAAACTCGAAGTGGGCTTCATGGGCCACGTCCGTGCCGACGGCAACCTGATTGACGCCGGAACGCATCCGGTGAAGTACCTCGAAATGGGAGCCGGTGCCTAACCCTCTGCGACCATGATACTCACCAGAACGGAAAAGGTCTATCCACGGCAGGTTATCGAGCGGATTGTCGGCGGGCAGATGCGGCTCGTCCCCGAAGACGGCGATCTCTACGAGAATGCCGTGCGGAACGTCTACGCGGCCTTCGACATCGCCGAGCAATACACGAACCGGATCCTGGTGCGCAGCGTCGTGACGTTCGCCTTCGACCGCTTCGAACAGCTGCTCGACTTGCCGACGGTCCCCGTGTTGAGTATACGGTCGGTGAAGTACCTCGACGCCGACGACCGCGAGCAGACGCTCGATCCGTCGTCCTACGGGCTCCTTGCCTCGGAACAGACCTCCGTCCTCGAGATCTTCTCGCTTCCGACCCTCTCCACCCGGCGCCAGCGGGCCCGGGTGCGGGTCGAGGCGGTCTGCGGATACAGCGACTATCGGGACACGCTCACCCGCGAACCGGAAGACGAAGGGGGGATCATCCTCCCCGGGAACATCGAGGCGGCGGTGGCGCTCCGTGCCGGGACGCTCTGCGAGGCGGACGGCGATGCCGTGATCGGACGCTCGGTCTCGGCGCTGCCCGTGACCGTCGAACGCTTGTTGAACCCCTATCGCATGACGCCCTATGTCGGCCGGAAAGGTTAGAATCACGCTGCTGCGCCCCGCCACGACGCAGGATGCCGGCGGCGAGATCGTGGGGGATCCGACTCCGTGGCGCTCGTTCTGGGCCACGAAGACCGAGAGCGGCGGCCGCGAGAACCTCTTCGCTTCGCGCATCGTCCACGAAGGGTCGGCCGTGCTGACCATCCCTTACGTGAAGGGCGAGGACGGACGATCGCCGGCCGTGGATGCGCGGATGCTCGTCGAGATCGACGGCCGCCGCCGGCCGATCGAAAGCGTCTACGAGGAGGGATTCCGCAAGAAGTTGCATATTCTCATCTCGTTATCGGATTTGGATTATGACGCAGGATATTAAGATCGAAGGATATGCCGAGGCGATCCGGATCTTCGCCCGGCTGACCGACCAGGTGCAGCGCACGCTCGTGCGGCAGGCGCTGCGCCGATCGGCCCGGCCGATGGTCGCGACGGCCCGGGCCCGGGCTCCGAAGCGGACCGGGCAGTTGAGCCGCTCGATTGGTGTCGTGTCGCTGCGCCGGGATCGTGTTCCGACAGTCATCCCGATGGCCGTCGGGCCTGTCTTCAGCGTAACGAAGAACGGTAAGATCAACGCCTTCTATGCCCGCTTCGTGCACGACGGAACCCGTGAACGAAAGCCGTATGCCGTTTCCCGCAACAGCGCCCGGGCCGACCGTCGGGATGCCCGAAAGGGGATACACCGCGCCCGGGTTCTCAAGTTCACGGGCCGCGACGGAGGTGTCGTCTACACCCCGACGGCCCGGGGCATGAAGCCGAATCCCTTCCTGCGCGATGCCTTCAACCAGTCGGCCGATGCTTCGGTCAATGACTTCGGGACGGATCTGGCTACGGCGATCGAACGATTTGTAAACCGTAATTACCGAAAGATATGACCTCGACCGAAGCGCTTGTGCAACTGATGTCGGCAGTTCTGCCGAAAGAGAAGATCTATCCGGATGTCGTGCCGGCGGAGGTACAGGCTCCGTTCGCGGCCTACTCGGAGGAGACGGACCCCAACGAGACGTTCGACGGGAACGCAGGCGATTCCGATACGACGGTGGTGACTGTCGCCGCGCATACCAAACGCGCGGCCCGGGCACTGGCCGACCGGATCGTCGAGGCGGTAGGCGGAAAAGTATCCGATGGCTATGCCTTCTATTTTCAGGGCCGCAAGTTCGTGATGTACGCGGACGAGAGGCTTTCGAGTTATGAATTAACCTTCAAAATTCTTTGATACCATGAAGACAGGGAAAGGGCGCAGTCTTACGATGTTGTGCGCCGACAAGAGCATCTATCACGCGCAGACACATACCTATACGATCTCGCCCCAGTACGAAGAGTGGGAGACCAAGGACACCAAAGGACCCGAGTACGAGCTTTCGAAAGTGGCCTTCACGGCATCCGTGGACGGCCTCGCATGCGTGAAGGAGAGCGACGGTGATCCGGCCGACGCACACGATACGCCCGACATGATCGCCCAGGCGATGCAGGGGCAGGCAGTGGATGTGGTGGCCAAACTGGCCATTGAGGGAACCACCGAAAAATCCTATACGTGCAAGTGCGTGATCGACAGTTTTGAGGTCAGCGAGACGGTGGCCCAGAAGGCAACCTACAAGGCTTCGTTCAAGGGGTACGGCCTGGCTCCGGTGGAGTAGCAGACCGGGTATGACAACTCCGGCGGAGGGCTCTCCTCCGCCGGTTAAACACGAAACAAGATGCTGCAGCAATTCACAACCAGCGGCCGGAGTTATCCGGTCAATTTCGGGATCCGCGCGCTGGCGGCCACGGCCGACCAGCTGGGTCTCACCCTCGACAACCTGGCCCGGGAGACGGTCGTCCCCGACATGCCGTTCGGTCGGCTGATCGAGATTGTCACGGTCGTCACGGCCGAGGCCATGACCGACGGTGCCCGCAAAAGCGGCGAACCGAAGCGTTACACGCCGGATGATGTGGTCGATTTGATCGACGGGGATCCGGCGCTGCTGCCGGCGTTGCTGGCGCTGTTCCGCCAGTCGATCGGCAGCGGAAACCCGGTTTTTCAGACGGCGGCCCGGCCCGAAAACCCCGAGGCCGCCGAGGTCGGGCACGGGGTCAAAAAGATCAGGAAGTTACCTACGGGCGGCTCTATGCCGTAGCGGTCGGGATGCTCGGTATTGCGCCGGCGGACTTCGAGATGATGACCCTTGCGGAGTTCGAGGCGGCCGAGCAGGGGTTCATGCGGCGGCGGGAGTATGACTTCCGCACGGCGATGAACATCCAGCGGTGGGGCAGCTTCGCCATCATGGCGTCGATGTGCGACATGAAGGGACGGGAGATGCAGGAGGTGCTGCCTCTTCCGTGGGACCGGGAGGACGGGCGTCGGCCGGCATCGGCTGAACGGAGGATTTCGAAACGGGAAATGGCGCAGATGCGCGAGAGCGCGCTGCGCGATGTTGAAAAATTGGAGCGACTATGGCAAGGAAAATAGCGGAGCTGCTGATCAAACTCGGCGCCGACACATTGGGGATTGAAAAAATGTCCTACGATGTGCGGAAGCAGTTGAAAGGCCTGCAGAAAGATATCATCAAATTCGGGGAGAACTGGTCGTTCTATGTGACGGAGTCTCTAACGGCGGCGGTCGGTGTTGCCGTGAAGGCGGCTGATGTGCAGCTCAAGAACGAGAAGCGTCTGCTCACGGCCTTGCGCGGGCGTGAGGATATCCAGCAGCGGCTGATCAAGCAGGCCGGAGAGCTGCAGTCGCGCTCGCTGTTTGGTGACGAGGAGATCATCGGACAGCAGGCCTTTCTGGCGTCGCTCGGACTGACCGAGCAGCAGATCAACGACACGATCGAGGCGGCGGCGCAACTCTCGTCGGCCACGGGTATGACGCTCGACAGTGCCGTGAAGAACCTGGCGAAGACCTACGGCGGTCTCTCCGGCGAGTTGGGCGAGAGCATTCCGAAACTGAAGGAGCTGACCACCGAGCAGATGAAGAACGGCGAGGCCGTGAAGTTCATCCTCGAAAACTACAAGGGATATGCCGAATCGGCCGCCGAGACGGGTCTCGGACCTATGCAGCAGCTGAAAAACTCGATCGGCGATGTCGGTGAGGAGATCGGCAAGGTGTTGATGCCGATGGTTCAGGCTGCGGCCCGTATGCTGAAAGATTTTGCAGCCTGGCTGCAGGGACTTTCTCCTGCGGCCAAGACGTCGATCGTCGTCATCGGGGGAGTTGCGGCGGCTTTGGGGCCATTGTCCGTGGCTCTCGGATCTGCGGTCAAGTTGCTGCCCATGCTCAAAATAGGGTTGGCCGCGATTACCGGGCCGGTGGGCCTTGTCACGGCGGCCATCCTCGGTGCGGCATCGGCTCTGGCTATTTTCAAGGCGAATTCCGATGCGATCGTCAATGAACGGATTTCGGAACAGGCCCAGAAGTATATATCGAGCGGTAAAAGCATCGACGAACTGAAACAGATGCGTGAAGATGCTTTGGCGAAGAATCTCGAGTACTACGGGAAACAGGAACGGGCCCGCGACGCAACCAACCCGCTGAAGGCCGACAACCTGCCTTATTTCGTCGCTTCGTATCGGGAAAACCGCAAGAACCTGTTTGCCTACGGGGCGCAGACGCAATACTATTACGAGCAGGTCAAGGCCCTGGACGAGGCGATCTCTGTCTTGTCTCAGACTGCCGATACGACCGGGCTGACGGTAGAAGATTTCAGCAAGGTCATTCAGGGATCGAATACGGAAATCGAGAAGAGCACGGGACTGATCGGGCAGTTGGAGCAGAAGATAAAGGAGCTCGAAACAGCCAAAAGGGAGGCAACCTCCACCATGGAGATCCACAACCTGACGCTGGAGATCGCCACGCTGCGCGACGAACTGTCGAAGCTGCAGCAGATCGGCGCCGCCGAATCCATCGCGGGCGATACGGGCAATCTCTTCGGAAAAGGCGGGATCTCTCCCTTGGCGTTCGATCCGGATGCGATCAATCCGCCCGAGAGCGACTGGTCGGAGGCCAGACAGAACTTCGCTGCGAACCTGTCGAACTTCGCATCCGAGGCCCGTGCGCAAACGATGGACGCGGCGGCTTCGATTCGGGGATTTCTTTCCGACGTCGCCACGGCGATCGGAGAGGGGCTCGGAAACATCTTCACCGGGGATGGGACATTCGACGATATGTTGAATGGAATTGTCTCTGCGATGGGTAATTTCCTCAAATCGCTGGGCAAGCAGCTTATTGCTCTCGGAACGATGATGGTTGCAATCCGAGCTGCGGTGAATGCCTCGTGGGTCACTCCCTGGACGGCCATTGCCGTAGGCGTTGCCGCGGTGGCTTTGGGTACGGCCATGATCAATGCGTTCAACAAGCAGAATGAAGGTGGCGTAGCCCTTGCCGAGGGTGGCCTGGCCTACGGCCCGACGATGGCCCTGGTGGGCGACAACCGCGGTGCGGGGAGCGACCCCGAAGTGATCGCCCCGCTGTCGAAACTCCGTCAGTACGGGCTCGGACATCAGACGATCGAGTTCGTGGGCGGCACGTTCCGCCTGAGCGGTTCGGACCTGGTGCTCGCGATCAGCCGCGAGCAGGCGAAGATCAACTATGTAAATGCCCTTGCGTGATGGCTGGATACGGATTGAAATACCTTTGCGAGTACCGCTCGAAGATGCGCGGCCGGCTTCTCTATCGGATCGAGATCGAGGAGCGGGATGCCGCGGCGCGAACGGATGACACGGCCCTGCGGATGCGTCCCTATTCGGATGTGTTCTCTCTTAAGTGGGGAAGTTCGGACGATCCGGAGTATACGGCCGTGAAAGGCAGTTCGCTGACGCTGAAGATCCTCTGCGTGGACGATATGGAATACTTGTCGCTCTTCTCGGTCGATCCGTTGAAATACCGCATCACGATCTACGAATACCGCACCGACGTCTCCGGGCAAGACAGGAAACTGATGCTGTGGCGGGGGTTCCTGTCGGCCGGCAGTTACAAGGAGGCTTTTGCACGGCCTCCGTATGTGGTGACGCTTTCGGCAACAGACGGCCTGTCGCTGTTGGACACCATGCCGTTTCAGACATCGGACGGATCGAGGTATACGGGGTTGGTATCGTTGGAAAAACTGTATACGGATTTGTTCCAGCGGCTCGGGTCGGAAATGCGTGTAGTTGAATGGACTGGCATTGCGGAACCGCCATCGGCAGAGAGTGTTCCGTCGTTCTTGGATATCTGTATCGATGCCGATCGGATCTATGAATATCAGAACAGCCCCACATGGCAGGATGTGCTTGAGATCTGTACCAAACCGTTCAATGCCCAAGTGTTTCAGGCCCGCGGAGTGTTCCACATCCGTCGTATCGTGTCTTTACTGTATCCGGATCGCCCGGTCGGGTTCGATCCGTATGGAGATGTACTGGGCCTATCGCGTCCGGTGGTGCATGCGATGTGGCAGGACGGATGTGATGTCAATTCGTCTACGGAGTTGGGTCTGCTTCCTCCCTATAAATATGCGCAGGTTACGTTGGCGAACAGCGATGAGCTCTCCGAAGAGACTTTCTATGCGGCCGGTCGATGGTCGATTGGGAACGCTGTGTCCGAAGCTCGGTCGAGGATAATGCGGGATCGTATTTTTCTGGTTGGTGTAAATCCTGTTGCGGACGGGGTTGTCGCAAGAATGTCTCCGATGGAGAATACCAATATCAACATATCGCTCGAATTGTTCAATGCCAAGTCCTATGTTCAATATGCATATGTGGGTGTCCGTGCGGTGAGCGGGGAAGCTGTCAGGTATTGGAACGTATCGACAGGAATGTGGGAAACAGTCCACAGTGATGGTGCTTCCATGAAGAAGGAGATTGCCCGTTCGGATGTGGGGGATGTCAATGAGTTTTATCCGTTAAATAATTTGTCATCGCAAACTTTTCAGTTCAATATCACGTCTGTCCCCAAAATGGGAGATACAAGTAATGAAATGGTTGATATACACGTGGTGATATTGATCAATGAATATTCTGGCTACCGTTCGAAAACCTTCATTGCGAATATCAGTTTCAACTCCGAATCGGGCTCGGTACCGGTAGATTATTCGATGGTGAAACTCCCGATAACCCGGTCGAATGTTGATAAGTGCGAGTGGGAGATCCCGATACGTGATGGCGGATATTGTGTCAATGCCATGTCGTTTATGTCGAATGTCCTGATGGCGCCTGACGGTTCGTCGATTACCGGGTGGATCTCGCCAACGGAGCAAGGGTCACTGATGGGAATCGCAACTGCCGATGTCCAATATTTGAGATCACGAATTGCCCGGCAACTTTACGGAGAGTTGCGATGTCCCGAGGGGGTTGATCTGAACTCGTTGTTCTTGGACGGGAAATATACGGAGGCACTCTATTATGTCAATTCGCTGGAACTTTACGCCCATCGTCAGGTGTACAAAGTTCAGTTGCGGGAGTTGGCCGATCTTCGGCTTCAACTTCCTGCGTATGAATGGGTCACCGTGGGCCGGTTCGCTGCGTATGAGGAAATTGCAGCTTCGTTGTGCGGTGCTCTGTTCATGAGGTATATGCTGAGTGCGGAACAGGGAATTTACGGGGTCAGAATCTATAATACATTTACTCGTGAGGCGTCGGATCTTCCCTATTCCGGGACCCAGGTCGATGTCCGCAAAGGGTATAATGCCGTTGTGATATATACCGGAGGTTCGGAGGTGTATGCTGTGGACAATGTGGGAGATGCCGTGTCCATCATGCGTTCGGAGGTTTCCTCCATTCTGAAAATGGATACGGCGCTTTATGATGCGAATCGGAAAATATGGGTCTCTTACGATGTGGAGACCGTGATCGGAAAGACTGTCGTTTCGGTTTTGTCTGATAATCTGGAACTGTTGTCGCAGGATGAATTCGAAGTGCAGGCCACCGGTATGTTTCTGATGGCTAATGGATATGTCCTGATAAACGGTACTGCGGGAACGAGCTATTGGCACGGTTACGATATGCATTCATCGAATGAATTGCTGGGGGTGAATGATCCGTATGACCCGACGTCCGACAGTCAGTGGCTTATGGCGGCCGTATCCGATAAGATCATCGTCCGCTTTATCAGCGAGGATTATCTGTTGCAGGTCGCCGTCAGATATGGGTTGAAGATGAATGCAACGATTTGGTCTACCGGTGAGTTTCCGAGTAATGTGAATGTTGCTATGGTCGCCTGCAACAATCAGGTCGTAGCCTTGACCGGCCAGCGCGACGGAGTTCCGTCCGAGTTGTGGGCATATAACGTGCGGACGAGAAAGGCCTTTTCCCTGAATGTGCCTTGTGTGGCTGGGTGCGGCGTGAGCGGCAGTTGTGCCTATTTCTTGACTTGCGACCAGGCGGGGCCCGTGCGGGAACTGAAATGCATTCAATTGGAGCAGAATTGCCTTACGGACCGGTATTTCTATCTCCTGATTGACGGAGTTGCCGGTGATGTTGTGTATGATGATATTGCAACGGTTGGAGACCGATACGACATTCGGGTGCAAACAGATGGTACTCCGTACATTGTTTCGCGGGACGAACGGCTGCAGGTGTCGATTTCCGGCAATGGACCTGCGTATATCCTGACGATCTCTATCCCCCGGAACGAAAGCCATTCCCAGGTAGCATATGATCCGGTTGTCGTAGGCATCCGAGAGAACGTCGCGTTGTTGCGCAAGGTATTTTGTATGCAGCATGGCGTCATGAACTATTACCTCAAACTGAACAATTCCGACGGGAATTATTCGACTACGGTGATGGCCCAGACGACATTCTTTGCCGTTCCGCTCGAAACGAACGGGACTGTGGTCGTGAAGTATGAAGGGATCGATTATATCCATCCCGAGGTAGCGCCCGACAAACGGTCGATCACGTTCACGGTGTCGGAGAACACCTCTCCGAAGGAGCGGGTCTGCAGCATACTCGTCACGCTGGAGGAGGATCCGACGGTGCAGCGATATGTGGTGGTCACGCAGAAGGGTGCGGTGCAGGTCCCGTATTATCTCACGATCGACGGCTCGACGGAGGATTATGTGGCGTCCGTAGATTCGGGCACCGGCATGTTGTCGGTTCCCGTCCAGACCAATGGAACGGTGGAGGTGCTGACCAATGGCGCCTCCTTCCTGACGCCCTCTGTGTCGGAGAACAATACGTCCATCTCCATCGCCGTGGCCTCGAACGCCGGGGAGGCCCGAAACGGGACCTTGACCGTCCGACTGGTCGAAGATCCGAGCATCGTTCGGTATATCACCGTGAAGCAGGAGGGCGCATCGGATTCGTATTACCTGAAGGTGCGAGGCACCACTTTCAATACCGGCATAACAGATATACCCGCCGACGGTGCGGACTACAGTCTGAAAGTCGAGACGAACGGGACTCCGTACATCGTGTCGAAAGACGACCGTATCGAAGCATCTTTGTCCGGCGACGGATCCACGGTGTATTATATCGCGGTCACTATCCCGAAAAACGCCAGCACCTCCCCGGTCAATTACGAGGATCTCGTAACAGGCATCCGGGAGGATGACTCCCTGCGCCGGAAAACGTCATTTAAACAGTCGGGGGCTGCGCAGGCAGACTATTACCTTACGATCAACGGTTCCACGGATGATTATTATGTGGACGTGGATGCCGGGGCTCACGAACTTACAGTCCCGATTCAAACCAATGGAACCGCAACGGTTTTTGCGCAAGGGTCCCCGTTCGTGTCGCCGGTCGTATCGGATGACAATGCGTCGGTAACCATTACCGTGGATCCCAATGACGAGGGAGTGTCGCGAAACGGAACTATAAGGGTAAGTATTGCCGAGAATCCCGATCTGGAGAGATTCATCGTTGTAAGGCAGAGCAATGTGTCGTCCTACTGCCTGAAGATCAACGGTCAGGATTCGGATGCCGCATACCGAGACGTGCCGGCCGAAGGCGCCGAGTACCATCCCTCGATCGAAACCAATGGCACGCCCCGTATCGTATCCAAGGACAACAGACTGGAGGCTGTTTTCCGCCAAGAAGCATCCGGGGTTTCCGGAATAGACATTGTGGTCCCCGAAAACGATATGGCTGATCCCGTGACCTATGAGAATATCGTCATTGACCTTGAGGAGGATAATGCCGTGCGTCGCGCAATATCCGTCAGTCAGCTTGCGGCGCCGTATTACCTGCGGTTGGACGGGAGCGAGGATCGATACGAGACGACCGTAAGTTCTGCGGCGCAGTCGTTCACGCTTCCGGTCGAGACCAATGGCACGCCCAAGGTCATGCCTCTGCCGCTCGAATACATCCGGATCGAACTTTCGGCGGACGGCAGGTCCGTGACCTTTACGCTGGATGAGAATACCGCGTCCGAGGACCGCGTCATTCAGGCTCTGATCACCCTTGAGGAGGACTCCTCCGTGCAGCGATATGTGACGATTACGCAGCAGAAGGCCGAACCTCACGTTGAGATCACCTTCTCGAACCTCACCAGCCTGAAGCTGTACTTCAAGAACCCGGATATCACCAGCGCATACGGAACGGTCGATGCCGGTTCGGATGTCCGGATCGTTCCCGAGGGTGATATCGGGTTCTATCAGATGACCACACCGGCACTTATTCTGAAAATAGAGTCTGTTGTGTCGGGCGTAGAGTGCGGGCACTGGGAATCGGCAGCGCCGCGGAGGTATGTCTTCGAGTACGACCTGTTCAAGAGGGAGGTGTACGACAAGACCGGGGAGACCGAGGTTATGATCAAGAGCGGATTTTAGGAGAATGCGATATGAAGAAGCAGGTTGATATAATAGGCAGCCGGTTGCGTGGCGGGGGTGTCATGTTCGGCAGTTCTGTCGGGGATACCCGCTGTTTGATTGTATAGGCCATGTTCGACATCCTCCTCGATACGTTCGGGCTCGAAGCCATCGTCCTGCGGCGGGCCGCCCTGCTGGAGATCATCATCTGGGCGGTGATGCTCGTGGCCGTGATGATCGACATGCGGGCAGGGATCCGCAAGGCCCGGGCGCTGCATCAGCCGATCGATTCGCACGGCCTGCGCCGCACCTTCACCAAGTTCGGCGACTACGGCAAGGTCACGGCGCTCTTCATGTGCGTGGATGTGCTGGGGCTGCTGTTCGGCCTCTACTCGATGCCCTATGCCTCGGGAGCTGCCGCTGTGATCGCGGTCGGCATCGAGGCGTGGAGCGTGCGCGAGAACCTGCGTGCTGCGCGGAGCTCGGCGGCCAAGGTGACGGACATCGTGGCGGGACTGGCCAAGACGCAGGACATGAAGGAGGTGATCGAGTTCATCCGGCAGCTCGATCGCGTGCGGGCCGAGGCTGCGAGTAAAACCAAAGACCAAACCCAATAAAACATTGCGATTATGACAAAGACAACGAAAATCATTCTGATCGTTGCCGCCGTGCTGGTGGCTCTCGTCGTGCTGTTCAACTTCCTGCCCGGTGGTGTTCGCATCGCCTCGACGATCTCCTTTGCCGCGGGTATCGTGGGCGGAATCGTGGCCAAGACGTTGTATGACCGTGAAACCAAAAAGGAGGAGTAGCCATGTCGCGAGGATTACGCAACAATAACCCCGGCAACATCCGTCTGGACGGGGTGCACTGGAAGGGCGAGAAGGAGTCCTCCACGGACAAGGAGTTCAAGCAGTTTGAGACGATGGCGTGGGGATACCGGGCCATGTTTCAGTGCCTGAACACCTACTACACCAAGTACGGCCTCGACACGATTCGAAAGATGATCTCCCGCTGGGCGCCGCCAACCGAGAACCACACGGACAACTACGTGAAGGCCGTATCGGATCGCTCCGGCACGCCTCCGGACAGCCGCATCACAGCCACTAACCGCGATGTGATGGTGCCGATCGTAGCGGCGATGTCCTGTGTCGAGAACGACGTAGACGCTCGGATGGCCGATGTGGAGGCCGGATGGGAGCTGTTTCTGCAAAACAGATAGCCATGAGACGCATTTTCTACAACAGTTGGCTGGCCAAGTGCCTGCTTTGGCCGGGATATTCCACGGCCATGCTCTTCGGCTATATCTGCACGAAGCGCAAGTCGAGTAACCCGCTATCGTATGAGACGAAGCAGCATGAGAGCATCCACGCCGAGCAGTACAACGAGGTCACGATGCTCTCATTCCTGGTTGCCCTGATCCTGCAGATCCTCTTCGGTGGCGGCTGGTGGTTCGTGCCGGTTCCGGTCGTGTATTACGTGCTGTACTTCCTCGAAGCGGCTTTCACGTGGCTGGTTCGTCTGTGTACCCACGGATGGACCGCAGCCGCAGAGATGGCCTACGCGAACTCCATGTTCGAGCAGGAGGCCCGGGCCGGAGAGGATGTTGCCGGGTACATCGAGACGCGGAAATACCTCGCTTTCCTGCGCTTTTTCGGTAAGATATGAAAACGTGGTTATGGGCAGTTATCGCGCTGGCAGCCGTCTTCTTCGGAGGATGGCTGCTGGGGCGGTATTGCTCCCAACCGGAGATTGTCGAGACGACGCGCATCGACACGGTGTTCTACGAGCGGCCGAAGCCGTTCGCGGTGGCGGAGCGCCCGGTGGCGGTGCATGTGTCGCGGATGCTGTTCGCCCCGGCCGACACGGTGGACCGGACAATCGTTGTCGGCGACAGCATACGGATAACGGTGACGGAGCGCACGCTGGAGTACCGCGACTCGACCTACTACGCCCGGGTGGTCGGGCCGGCCGTGGGGACGCTGGGCCCCCGGCTCGACTACGTTGAAACCTACAACAAGACGGTCGAGCGGGTGCAGCTCGTCCGTGAACCTTACGCCTGGGAACTGGGGCCCGCGATGGGAACCTGGATGACCAGAGATGGCAGCGGGATGTGGGCTGGCGCCTACGTCCGGCGAACGTTCGGCCGGTTCAGCGTGTCGGCCGCCGCGGGATACGACGCCCGCAACAAAAGCGCCTTCGGCCAGATCGAGGCCGGTATGGCGCTGTGGAGGCGGTAACGCTCCGCTTTGGAAATATTCCTTTTTTATCTGAATCCGGCAGGATTCATCGGGGATCCCCCGTATTGTGTCATCACTTCGACACCTATTTTTGAGCAAATGCGAGGCGGAGGTCTACCTTCGTCTGCAGCTTATTTGTTATCTATCCAAATCAACCTTACATGAAAACTCCCATCTCTTATTACGGCGGGAAGCAGACCATGCTGAAGCATATCCTCCCGCTCATCCCGCAGCATCGGATCTACACCGAGGCGTTCTGCGGGGGCGCTGCCGTTCTCTTTGCCAAGCGTCCGGCCGAGGCCGAGATCATCAACGACCTCAATATGAAACTGACTAACTTCTACTGGATGGCCAAGATCTGCTATCCCGAACTGAAGCAGCAGATCGAGAAAACCCTGCACTGTCGGGATCTTCATGCGCACGCGGCGCATATCAATGCCTATCCGCAGTTCTTCACTCCGGTCGAGCGGGCCTGGGCTGTTTGGGCGTTGAGCAAAATGTCGTTCGCCTCGATGCTCGACGGCACGTTCGGATACGACTTCAATGGCGCCATGCCTAAAAAGGTGCGCAATGCCAAGGATGAGTTCACGGAGCGGATCTGTGTCCGTCTGCAGCACGTGACGATTGAGAACCGCAATGCGCTCGATGTGATTGCCTGCTACGATTCCCCGGATACTTTTCATTTTGTCGATCCTCCCTACGTGAACTCCGACTGCGGCCATTACGAGGGGGTCTTCTCCGAACAGAACCTCGAGCAACTGCTGGATCTGCTCGAGACGGTGAAGGGGCGCTTCATGCTGACGATGTTCCCGTTCGAGTTGATCGACCGCCGCGCCCAGCGAAACGGCTGGACCATCCACCGGATTGAACGTACGATCAGCGCCTCGAAGACAAGCCGGCGTCGGCAGGAGGAATGGATCGTCTGCAACTATGCCGATGCGAACCAGTCTACTCTGTTCGGTGCGATTTGACGTAGTCGAGCACCGTCCGGTTTGCCCGGTCTACCTTGGTCCAGTCGTAGGAGATGTAGAATTTCCCGGCGATCGAGGTGTCTACGTGGCCGAGTCCCTTGCTGATCTCCTTCTCCGAGACCCCGAGTTTGTCGGCCAGCGTCGCCCAGGTGTAGCGCGCCCAGTAAAAGGTCAGCCCTTCGATGTTCAACTCCTGGGCTATTGCGCGAATCGCTTTCTGGATCCGGTTGTTGAAGGTCTGGTAGGTCGCAGACTCCTCGGCGAAGCGGAGAACGTGATCCGTGCCGGCGTACCGGGAGATGATCTCGGCAGCTTCCGGCTGGACGAGGATCGACACCGGGTTGATGTTCTTGCCCGAGGTCTTCGTCCGCACAAAATGGGCGCGGCCGTCGCGCAGCCGGTCGAGATGATAGAGATCCACCAGGTTCATGCCGCACATGTAGAACGACAGCAGAAAGAGATCCCGGGCCGTCCGGCGGAACGGGTAGGGCGTCTCGTAGGCGATCAGCCGCTGGAGCTGCTCTTCGGTGAGCGACTCCTTGTCCTTGCGTGAAGAGGTGATCTTGAATTTCCGGAAAGGGTAGTGTTCAAGCCCGATCAGATCCTCGTTGATGGCGCTGTTGAAGACAGCCCGGAGATTTCGAAAATGCAGGGCCCTGGTGTTGACGCTGGTGCCTTGCTTTTCGAGATAGGCGTCGAATGCCTTCAGCCAAATAACGGTGATCGATTCGAACGAGATGTCCGACTTGTCGAACGCTTCGATCGTTTTGAGGGTATAGAGGCAGGCCAGTCGGCTGTTCTCGGTGCGTCTCGAGTCGGCGTATCGGTGAAAATAGTCGGAGAGGCTCTCCTTGTTCGACGTCGTTTTGACCTCGGTTAACAGCGCTTTGATTTCGGTGACGCTTTTCCCGGCCAGCTTCCCGCTGTTGTCCAGTTCCCGGAGTGTGTTCGTATATCGGAAGAACAGCGCCTCGATGCTCTCATTGATCGCGCGGGCATTCGGGCATTTCGGGACGACGGCCTTGTTGACCTCTCCGTTCCAGTGTTCGGGCAGGATATTGATGCCGGTGCCGATGGTTGTAACCTTCCCTTTCGAGGAGAGGAGGAACTGGATCGGGTATAGTCCGCGGGCGTTTGCGCGCCGACGGTCGAGTTTTAAGGAGATGGAGGCCATTTTTGTGCAAGTTTTTTGCAAGTGGGGTGGTAATGACAATGCGACCCAATGCCGCCACAATGCGTTATAAAGGTGGTTTAATTTTTGGGGAAAAGCAAGAAGAGAATAAAAGAAAAGCACTCACATTGCTGTAAGTGCTTGGCTTTTAATTGGTAGCGGGAGAGAGACTTGAACTCTCGACCTCATGATTATGAATCATGCGCTCTAACCAGCTGAGCTATCCCGCCATTGCTGAAAGCGAGTGCAAAGGTAATAGAAAAATTCATACCTGCAAAAACTTTCGCCAAAAAAATACGTCCGATTTTTGCCCTTTCGGAAAGTTTTTCGCCTGTGGCATTGATTTTGAGCATGATGCGCCGGTCATAAAAAAACAAACATCATGTCGCAAAATCTTTCCCTCCGTCCGGACAGCCGTCCGTCCCGGCCTTCCTCCTCCGCCGCCGCTTCGAAGTCCCGGCGACGATCCGCCTCCCGCACGGCTGCCCGCGGTCTCGCGTCGGGCGCTGGCAGGCCCCTGCCGCCCGGGCCGCGTTTCCTGCAAATACTTGGTGCGGTCAAGGTTCTGGCAGGCCTGCTGCTGCTCGTGGCAATCTCGTGGGAGGTGATTGCCGGAGGCAAGCACTTCTCGCGTCCGTACCTGGCCGTGCAGTTTGTTGTCTGCCTGCTCTTTCTGTGCGACTTCTTCGTCCGCTGGGGAGCCGACGGCTGGAGTCTCCGGTTCTTTTGGCGCAACCTGTTCTACCTGCTCCTTTCGGTGCCGTACCTCAATATCGTTTCGTGGAGCGGCGTGACGCTGTCGCGCGGAGCCGCCATGCTGCTGGGGCTCGTTCCGCTGCTGCGGGCCTTCCTGGCCATGACGATCGTCGTCGGCTGGCTGGTCGGCAACCGCGTGCGGCGCCTGCTTGCGGCCTACATCTTCACGGTGGTCGTCTTCACCTACATCTCCGCGCTGATCTTCTACGACTACGAACTGCCCGTCAATCCGCACCTGCACGGATTCGGCAACGCGCTCTGGTGGGCCTGGATGAATGTCACGACCGTCGGCGCAGCCATCTTTCCCGTCACGGCGATCGGCAAGCTCTTCAGCGTGCTGCTGCCGTCGCTCGGGATGATGTTCTTCCCGATCTTCACCACCTACGTGCTGCAGGAGTATGCCCCTTCGAAGACGAAGGATCGGGACGAGTGA